ATAAGTATGTTAAAAGAGGTGGTCGTGCCTCTGGTAGCAACAATACCACAACTGGCAATACTCTACTTAATGGGGCAATGTTTACTTTCGTCATGCATATGTGTTCAATCGAAAAGTTTAATGTGTTTGTTATGGGTGACGACTCTTTAGGAATCGTTGAAAGCGATAGTATTGTATCTCCATGGCCCGCTTTTGAATACCAAGTTCAAATGCTCTATAATAGTTTAGGTTTCACGATGACAACTAAGTTGTCACGTGAGATTGCAAACGTAGAGTTTTGTAGTGGTTTATTTTGGCCTGTGGCGGGTGAGGTAGATGCGATTGTGCTGGCGTATAAACCGGGTAGAATTATACATCGGTTTGGCACAACTCTATCGGCCGTGAAAGAGACAGACGACCCCATTGCCTGGTGCCGCTGCAAATGTGTGGGTCTTCGTCCATTGGCTAGTTACGTGCCAAGTTTATTGCCTCTCATTGATAAGTATTTAATGCTTACCTCAAGCCACGAGACCCTGTTTGACGATAATCCATATGCGTTGAGCAGTAGTGGCTTCTGTGTTGAAAAATGTGAATACGATGTCCGTGTTAGACAGTTCTTGGAGGCCAGATACGGTGAACACTCTTATCCCATGATGACAAACTTTCTAACCTACATCAATGACCTAAAGGATCCATTGTGTGTTTTGGATCATCCTTTTGTAGCGATCTTGCTACAGAAGGATTGTTATTGAATCCTAACAGCGCCGCCATTAAATATATGTTGTATTAGGCGCTATATGGTCGGATATTGCTACTCCGCGGCCCTGAAATATTTTGAAGTTGAACGCTTTGTTATATATATGCCGAAGAAGCAAGTTAAGAAAAGTGTTGTCGTTTCGAAGAAACCGAAGCCCAAGAAATCAGGACTCAGTAAAAAGATGTCAGCTATGAACTTATCCACCCCAAAACCCAGTAACACCGTATTAGGTGATATTGGGCAATGGGCAGGGAATGCTGTTTCCAAGATCTTTGGGTGGGGTGCTTACGAATTGAAACAAAATTCTGTATACAATGATATGACGAATGCTCAAGTCCCCGTGATGCATTCTACTAGTGAAACTATAGTTTTTCGTCACAGAGAATATATTTGTGATATTAGTTCATCTACCCTTTTTGCGCAGACTGTGTTTAAGGTTAATCCTGGGCTTTCGTCCACTTTTCCTTACCTTTCTGCGATTGCTGCTTGTTTTCAAGAGTATCGTTTTAAGGGTTTAGTCTTTGAATTTAAATCCACTTCTGCTGATGCGTTAAACAGTACTAATACCGCTTTAGGTACGGT